GTTCCAATGAGCAAACTGCATAGCTTGACCATCAGGTACAGCAAAGTCACCAGTGCCGCCATCAGCTAAGAACGAAGGCGTAGCATCTGAGCTTACTGAGTGTACCTTTGCAGTAGGAGAACTCGTACCGATACCAACCTTCCCGCTAGAGAGGATGCGCATGGCTTCACTAGACGTTGTAGTACCCGTAGGCTTTGTTTTGAATACCATACTGGACGCGACAGTACTTAAAGCACCTTCTCCTGCCATAATAGACAGATCATTAATGCTTCCCTGCTCCTGTCCGATAACATGATGTACCGCTGTACCGTCACTAATAAACTCCAACAGTGCGGCTTCTTCGCCTACATCGTTGTTTACATCGCCTTGGATTATTACTTTAGCTTCACCGTCCGAGGCTACGTGTAGTGAAGAGCTTGGAGAGTTAGTACCGATACCCACTCGTTGGTTGGAACGATCGAATGTAGCAATGTCGCCGTTTGTAGATGTAAGCGTTAACGTGTTAGCAGAGCCATTATGCAAAAACTCAAAATAATTATTGCCATTGTTCAGTTCTGCGAAACGCAATGATCCTGCGTTTGTTGGGTTAGAACCTTCTGCTGTAATCCATACTTTAGCGGCGCTAGTAGCGCCTACGTGTATGTTGGCGTTGACGGTGCTGGTACCGATACCGAGGCTTTCTGCGCTGGAATCCCAGAAGAACTTCGCAGTTGTACCAGTGTCTTCGTAGAAACTAATGTCGCCCGTATCTCGCCCAATAGCTAACCGAGTTGTTTGATTGCCAGAACCGCCTGTACCTGTTGATATAGCAAAAGTGTTTGTGCCACCAATATATTGAATATCGGCTCCTGACGACCCGTCCTCCATCAAAGATAAAAGCGCACTGCTGGAGTCAGTAACACTCAAACCATCAGCAGTCACTGTGCCGGTTACGTTAACGCCTGTGGAGGTTGTGGCTAGTTTGGTTGCGTTGTTATGATAAATCGTAACTGCACCGTTTTCTACGCCGTCTAAGAATCTTTCGTTGGTTGTCTTTGAGCGTAACGATAGGTTTGTACCACGAATGCGTAAATCGCCAGTTCCAGAATCATCAATGTAACTATGAGAGCCATCATGATAAATCTGTAGGTCAGAGCCAGCACCAAATACAGCCTTATCGTTGTCACCAAAAGATACATTTGCTGTAGTTGTTAAACCTGCAAAGGTTGGTGAGTCAGACGTAGCAACACCTTGGTTCAAAGCTTTGACTGAAGCAATGCTAGTCAACTCTGAGTCCATTAAGGCACCAGCGGCTGTGACGTTAGCTGTATCCGTTACGTCTGCTGAGGCTTCAATACCATCCAACTTAGCACCGTCAGTGGCTACATCACGTCCATCAATAGTTCCATTTGTAGTCAGGTTGCCAGAGATAGTAGGAGCAGTAAGGGTCTTGTTAGTAAGCGTCTGTGAGCCAGTCAGTGTGGCAACGGTAGAGTCAATAGCAAAGGTAACAGCATTACCAGAGCCAGACGTATCAATACCCGTACCACCTGTGAAGGTCATGGTTTCGCTGTCTAAGTCAATGCTTAATGCACCACCAGAGTCAGCTTGGAAGTCTAGGTCTTGTGCAGTGAGTTGCGAGTCAACGTAAGCTTTTACGGACTGCTGTGTAGGAATTAAGGTTGCACTGTTAGACGACATATCGTCTTCATCAACGAATGCAGTAACAGTTATTGCGCCATCGGAAATAGAGCCAAAGGTGAGCGTGCCTGTAAAGGTAGGACTAGCTGCGGGGGCTGCAAGAGCGAGCGCTGTCTTGATGGCGGTGAACTCTGTCGTGAATTCAGAGCCACGCACAACCTTGTTAGAGTCACCTGTGTTTAGTGAGTCTTTGGCACCAAAATTAGTGGTGATATTGTAAGTAATCGACATTACTCGCCCTCAAGAAGAAAAGGGGGCCGAAGCCCCCGAGTTTTTATGCGCCAGGAACGGCGAGTACGAAGCCAGCTTCAGGTCGGTAGACCTCAACACCGTAGAGGGTGTCGGCTGTGTAGAGTGTTGATAGGTACTCTTGCTTGTACTGAGTTTGTGATCGAACTGCGAGTTGCTCAGCCATGACGATAGCGTCATTGTGGAAAAGCAGTGCAGCGCGAGTGTCAACAGAGGCAGCTGTGTTTTGAGCCGCTGTTTCGATAGTTGCACAGTTGTTTGAGACGTAAACGTCTACACCGTACAAGTTGCCGATCAGACCTGTGTTAACAGTGCCGCCGTTAACGAAGTCTGAAGACACATAACGATCAATACCCATGATTGCGTTGCGAGTCGCAGGTGGGATGACCAAGTTACGGCCTTCCATGGGTACGTTGTTATCATCGAGCTTTTGGATCATGTCGCGGAAGAAAGCGTCAGTAAACGCATCTCCAGCTACCAGTGTGTCATCCGTGTACTGTGTGGTTGTGCCGTTGTCATTGAAGAAACAGCCAGTGTGCTGGTAGTCAGTAGGTGCTACTGAGCCAGAAAACACAACAGAACCACCATCACCGAAGGCTGTGCCACAAGAGTGCAAGTCAGTGTCAACCTGGATTGCCAGCGCGTAACCTGCATCTTCAGTGTAAAACTGTCGAAGCGAAGTTAGTGCCTGTGTCTCAACGATATCCTCGATCAGACGAGAGTATTCGAAGTGACGGTTGACGGGGATTTGCAACTCACTTTCAAGACTTGCTTGAATAGTGACTGCGGTTGCTTCTGCTTTCGCGTTAGCTGTGCCGCGTGTTGGCTTAGGGATGTGAATAACGTCACCCTTCTTGCCAGTCATAGCAATGCGCTTGACCAGAGGTGCCATTTTCAGGTTTTTCTGGTAGGACGCGATTACTTCGTCGCTCCAGATTTCAGGGATGAACTTATCGACAGCGGTCTTATCGACTGTCGCGTTGGCGGTAAAATACGCGCCTGAAGTTTCGTTAGCCATGGGGTTCTCCTAAAGGATTAGCGAACCCGTCCCTCGTCGTAAGCCTTGAGAATTTCATCTGCCAAGTCACGATATCGGTCAGGGTCAGATTTCATAAGTTTGCGAATGTCGGCTCGACGATAGATTTTCTTTGACCGTTGGCCTTCAGGATTGGATCGCGTTGATCCAGTGGCTGCCTTTTTGATTTGTTGCCGATTAGCTGTGGACTCTGCGTTTTTGGTTTTGCGAACAACATCAGCCCGCTCTTTCCATAAACTAAACAGCTCATCTGCTGCTTCGTAGTCGTACTGCTTATCAGCTTGCTCAAAAAGCCTTTGCCGAAACTGGGATCTGGAAATCCAATCTTGAAATGCTTGGTTCGCAACGATTTCTTTCACATCTGGGTGCTTCTGTTGAAGCAGTTGTAGCGAGTTGGTCTGCTTGTATTCCTGAGCAACACGCCGTGCTTCTTGCACTTCAGGGTGTGATTCGATCTCTCTGCGAACGGCGGACTTCGGGTCAACGAAAAAATCTACCTCGTCCTCCTCTTGCGAGGTTTCTTGCGGTACGTTTTTCGCCTGAGTGACAACAAAGTCGTCGAATGCTTTTCGTAACTCTCCAACCTCTTGGGACTGACGCCCCATCAGTTTTTCAAGCTCTTGGTGCATTTGAGCGAGTTCTGCTGCGGATTTACCCCGATACTTTTCAGGGATCTCTGGCTCTTCGGGCTGAGGCTCTTCAATGGGTTCTTGATGAGTTTCCTCAGGCTCTGTCACAGCCTCTACTTCAGGTTCAATTATCTTGCCTGCCATTACAAACTCCGTCCTTTAGTTGAATAAGCCTTGAAACAAGTCGTAAAATACTAATGACAGACGCAGTTGTGCCGTCTGATTAGCAAACGTGTTTTTCGGCTAAGGATTGTGGAAATAAAAGAAGGGCGATCTAGGCGCGATCGTTACCCTTTCTACCTGCCTGCTCATGCTCTCTGACCCACTTAAAGTGGCGTCCTGGAAAGGCACCAGAGTGTCCTTCCAGTTGACATTTCACAGGGCTAATTAAGCGTCTTGCGTTGGACCCACAGTTGCACCGCAAGGTTGGTGTGTCTTCAACAAAACGCTCAAAAACGTGCTGTGTTCGTTCACAGCGATAATCAAGAATCTTCCTCATCACCTTCCTCTGCTTGTTCCATGGAGGTGCGTAGTGCGCTTTCGTATGACGAAATTTGTCTGAGGATGTCTACATTGAGTGGGTTGAAGGTTTCCCTATGGCAATGCCCAACATTAGCGATTCGGATTTTTTGGAAGAGTTAGATTTTGATCCTTTCTCCTAATCATGTCTTTGATTAAATCAATTTCTTTTTGAATCCTTTTTTGTTTTTCTCTAATCTTTTCTATACAATCGTCGGCTTGTTCCCTTAATTCAT